GCATGGGCTTTTTCCCTATAAGCAGGATTAGTATCATACTGATATCTATGTTTACCGGTTCTCCATTTATCCTCAAATTCATTTTCTGTCAAATTCTGTAAATCTTGACTTGTCTCAAACTGCTGGTATTGCAACTGTTGTTGTGAAGGGTCTACATAAGTACTTGAAGAACTAACAGGAACATCTGTATATAAATCATCTGGTGAATAATTAGGAATTCCGGTTTCTCCTCCATCTGGCATCTTTCTTAAATCATTCTCAGCATCAAGATAAGAACCGGTATACCCATTATCTTTAAGATATCTTATATCATTTAGAGTGAGTCTCATTATTTCTTAGTTGTAGCTGGTTTCGGTTTAGATCTAGCTATTTGTTCCTTAGCTTTGTTGCTTCTAATAGTTTCATCAAGCTGTCTCTTCCTTAATTCATTATCTTTTTCGTTCTTCTCCTGCTGCATATCAAGCTTTTCATATTCTAAAGAATTATCTTCTTCAGGCTCTTCAACTTCACCATCTCCCTCTTTAGATTCAGCGTTTATCAAAGCAACTTCAATAGCTGTATTAGATTTACGTATTGAATCTTCCTCTTTAATTCTAAGCTCTTCTTGTTTCATTTGAGATTCCTGTTGTACTGCTGCTTGTTCTTGCTGCATCATTTGCTGTTGCATTTCTGCTTTCTTCTTCTCTATGTCTCCAAGCTTGTTCTTAATATCAGAAATACTATCTTCTGTCATGATTTCTGCAATATCAAGAAGCGTAGCTCCATTCTGCATTGCTGGTTGATAAAGAGTCTTAAGTGACTCAATATTCTGATGTTCTTTAGTAGAATCTCCAACAAATATATCATGTTCTGAAAACAAGAAATCGTCTGTAATTTCAAGAAATACTCTTTCTGGTCCTTCTAAAATAAAATTAAGTTTCTTCTTATCGTTCATCTTCCAAGCAAACTTAGTAATATTCAGAAGATGTGTAAGCGCTCTACGCTTAGCTTGATTATATTTCCAAAATAAAGGTTCTGTAATATGAGAAGATTGAATCACTTCTCTCTCTACATTACCCACCAACTCAGCGTGGTGAATCTGTCCTTGCCTAGCTTTGGATACACCAGACAATTCTCCAACCATGGTTTCAACTTTATCAAGTAATTGCACGTATTCCGCAATAACCTTACTCATAGATAAATCTATAGAAGTAAATTGATTAAAAGAAGCAGGTTTACCCCCTTCTCTTCCGGGAACATTCCAACCCTCATCATAAGGATTAAAGAACCCAACTCCCATAGAAGTAAGATAATGCATGAATTTGTTCTCATCGATTCCCATACCTTTAGGAATCTGAGTTATATCCATCATAAATATCTTACCTTTATCCCTAGCTAACGCTAGTTCTAAACGATACCATAAAACAAGATATAAATACTGAAGGGGTTTCATAATCTCAACAAGAGATTTCCTTGTAGAATTATTGTAATTACAAACTACTCCGCTATATGGACAAGCAGTTGCGTTAGGACTATCTATAGAATGACCTTGATATTCTATTGGTTCAATACCTATATACATATCTTCGCCGATTCTATATCCTTCCCACCATTCAATTATCCAATCCCAAACAATATCTTCTCCTTCTTGAGCCTTATAGGTCTCATCTACCATGTCTTTTTGTTCTTCCCCATACTCATCAATATAGTCCAGATATCCAATTTTCTTATAAGATTTCCATGCTCCATGGTATACATCTATACATCTATCTGCAACATCACTAAAATCTTCAACGTTCTTAAATACAATGTATTCTGTGTTAATATTAGGAGCTAATTTACCAGTTGTGCCCGATCCTTCTTCAATATATTCTAAAAGTTTATCTAATTGATCTTCATCCATTTTATCATAAAGTCGATCATATAATGAAGCAGCTGTCATTCGAGTATGTCTAGTAGCCCAATCTCCTTGATCAATGTTTTTTAAATTTGGATCTGGATCGTAATCCATTTCTATTGGGTTAGTTCTTTCTAAAAGAGGATCTCCATTAACGATACCATGGTAAAAAACTACTTCTCCACCAACAAGCATATCTTCCCATCCATTTAAGAATTCATCTGGAAGATTTAATTTTTCTTTTAAATACTTTAAAGCTTTCTCAGCAATCTTCTCAGCAGGATCATAATACTCTTTACCAATGTATTCCTTTATCTTAGCCATTCTACTTTGCAGCTGATTCATTACTTCTTCGTTTTGCATATCTGCTCCACTAAAAGCAACTTCTTGCATTGTTTGAAACATCATTTCTTTTTCCTTTTCTACAATAGCGTCAACAGCAGCTTCGTCTGTTCTATAAACAATAAGTGAATCTGGTCTCTTTGTTTGTTCTCCTTTTAATAATTCTATCTTTGGACGTATAATATTGATATTTTGCATCTTGGCAGGAAATCCTTCAGATACCTTATAAGGATCTGTTACATACTTCAAGTCATTCATATCGAACTCACTGTTCATAATGTCGTATGCTATCTTTAAATTAGCCTTACGGATATTACTTGAAGATCGTCTTGATATGATTCCTTCTAAGCTTTGTTCTTTCCACTCCTTAGTTTTCTTCCTCAAAGGAAGTTTTTGGGGTGGAAATATTGTATTGTGATCTGCCATTTTATTTGTTTATTATATTACGTTTCCTAGTTTTATTCCCCCCGCAGGCTCCGGGAAAAATGAATCATTAAATTCGTTAGTATCACCCACAAAAGGTGAAACACCAAAAAACGTAACTTCTCTATTTTCTAATTTATTTTCTTTTAATTTAACATTATAAAGTTCTTCTTTGTAAAAGATAACCATCATGAGTGCCATAACCCTATCGAAGTTTCCTTCTGGATTATAAGCAACAAGTTCTTCCAACAACGGTTCGGACAATATGGTGTGTAAACCCATCCTACCATCTCCTCTCTCACTAATCAACCAATCTTTAATTCTTCCTTCTCCATCAATTTTAATCTCCTTGTTCATATGCATGCCTTTTGCTCTCTGAACAGTACTCTTCTTAACAATTTTATCTATGATATCTGGTTGATCAGCAAGAAGATAATCACAATGTTTCTGTCTAAAATATGTTAATATTCCAGGGTTTTGATTTTCAAACAACAATTTAGCACTATAATAACTTAGCATCCTTCTAGTCTTATCATAGAATAACTCTGCTGTTTTCGGTCTACCTGTATATTCAGCAACCAATATATCATGTGTTGAATCAAATTGCTGAAATCTTTTGTATATGTAAATCGACCCTAACGATCCACTACTGGATTGATCGTGGTCATACGGGTCACATCCAGCGATATATAATCCATAAGGAGGATCATCAATCGGGTGTTCCCATATCACTATTTCACCAGTAGGATCTGTATCTTTTTGTAGTCTGTATCTCGTTAAATCTTTTGGTCTCTCTGATTGTTGCCAAACTATTCCTCCTTTTTCATCAATGACCAAATCCCCTACCTGTTTAAACTCTTGAATCTTTTTATTATTTCTTATATAAGCTAAATGCTTTATAAGATCGTTTTTAGGAAATATATTAGAACTAATCTGTAATGTGGCTTCTTGAGGACTAAGACAGTTCTCTGCAATATATCTATCAACTGCTGTTCTATCTGTTGCTGAAGCAACAATTTTTTCTCTCTCAGCAATTACTTGCGTTGCTGCTTTCTTAACCAGGGAATTACCCTGATCATCCATGGTACTATTATCGAGATTGTAGTAAGCAGGTACAAAGAAGCCACATGGTTCAGACGCTCCGTCATCCCATATATTTTCTATAACAAGACAATTATATCCATCGGGTTCATAAAACAAATCCTTAAGTCCGTCAAAATTTGCATCCTCAGTACCACCTGTACCAAATGCAATCATAAGACCATGTACATCTCCCCCTTGTTCTACAGAAGGTCTAGCTACTGTCCATGCTTCCTTAAGATCTGGAAACTTACCTGCCTCTTCAAATATAATTAATTTACCACCCTTACCACGAATCTTTTGTACATCATTCTTAAGAGTAACACCAATAACTTCAGACTTATATCCAACCTCTACTTTAACTCCTTCTTTATCTATAACCATGGATGCACGCTTATGCATCTTTGTATCTATCTTCTGACGTTTCTTATACCAAGCAGTGTTCTCATCTATAAAGTCCATATACTGCCAAACCTTACTTAGGATACCATCCTTTACAAGAAACTCATTTTCAGAGGCATAAGCATAATTTTTAGAGTTAGGATATAAGTAAAAATTACGCGCAAGCATAGCTGCGATCTTATAAGAATAACCTTTACGTCTTGCTTTAAGAACAGCTAAATGTTTTCCTTGTTTCTCACATTCCTCTACGATCATAAAGAACTCATGATCATAATCAAAAAATCTAGGAAACCAAAACTTTGGTATAGGTTTTTTTGTTTTCTTATCTATTACTATTCGATTAATTTGACAAAAGTTTAAATAATAATAATGATAACCAGTAATGAAATCACCATCTTCTGCTGTGAATCCATATTTACATCTCTCTATTTCCTCATCCCAATAATCTTTATAAGAAGATGTACCTTTTGTGGCAGCACAATAAAAACCGTTTTTTTCATAATGTAATACAGCCGGTCTAAATTTATCCGTGTTTTTGAATTTTCTTACATCTACTCTGTATTTCTCCATTTAAAATATACTTTCATCTATAGATAAATCATCCAAAATAACTATATCTGGATGTTCTCTTTTAACCCATTGTTCATAATTATTTGGATCTACTGCTATCTTTCTCGCCATATTATGTATCTCACTGCGAAAATATAAATCGTTTTCATTTATACTATCTAGGGAATTCATAAGTGCCGACTTCTGATTGTCCTCGCACATTGCTTTCTTCAATTTCTGTTTGTACTTGTCTTTCTAATAAACCTAATGACTTAACTATGTTACCGATTTCTTTTAGGTTAGATGCTACATCCTTAGCTGAATACTTTGGTTTTCCCTCATAATCCACTTCATCAAGATTGATTCTCTTGAAGTATTTAGACATCTCATCTATTGCGTGATTAACGTTTTCTAAAAGAACAACACTCTTAGTCTTTCTTAATTCTCTATACTTATCTATTGCTTTCTCTATGGTTGAATCTGGTACCCATTCTTCATCTTTAAATATATCTTTTCGAATCGTAGCTTCCTTTATTTCTTCATGAAGATCTCTATATGGAGAATTATAATCACATAAAAACACAACATAAGTAAGTTCTTTCATCGCCAAAGCTTTACTCTTATCCTTATCCCTACTCCATATTTTCTTTAATACAGGAATAGCGTAGACCATGTTTCGTCTATCGGGTTTTATTTCATTATCAAGTATATCAAATAACTTTGGCATATTACTTCTTTTTTCTACCTTTAATTAAATCAAATACTCCCCAGTAAGGTAGTCTTACTGCTCTCGTTTCTTCCTTGTCTCTTATACGTCCGGCTGTAAATGACAATAGGTGACGGATAATTGCTTCCGCCACCTTCTCTTCAACACGAAGTGTAGTGTGTATCTTTTTTATTATATCACTATGTCTCTTTAACTTCGTCATTTTTCTCTTCTACCTCTGTGATATTTATATAAGTTAGGGCCATAGATCTTTTACATTTTGGACACACTAACTTAAATTCGTTCCCTGGAACTATAACAATTCCTTTCTTCACTTTCTCTGCTCCTTCTAGAGGACTTGCAAAATCACACTCAGAGCAATATATTGCTAGATCTCCTTCTTTAGTTGGAGTTTCCGATTGTGGCGTTTCCGTTGTCATCTATAATAATTTTAACAGTATCAGATTTAATATAATCATCAAGTGTTGAATCAACTACCGCAATTTCTTCATGTAAACCATCAGCAGCTTCTACTAAGTCGTTATGAGATACTCCAGTAAAGGAAGACCAAAATATAGAGAAAGCAATTGCTATACCAAGTCCATAGTTAAACATTGTTTGACCAGTAAGTTTTCCTTCTTTCTTGAGTTTAATTATCTCTTGAGTTCCCCCAATTACCTTATCCTTAATCTTTTGTTTTTCTTCTTCAGAAAGATTTTGCCAAGCTCCGGCTACGTCTTCTACCCAACCTTTTACTTTACTTTCCTTATTCTCATCTACGAGAACAGCATCCTCAACTCCGGCTTTATTCATCGCCTTCAGAGTCGGTTTCCTGTAATTCTTCTTTTTGTTCGACATAATCATCAATTAATTTATCAAATTCTTTTTTAGCTTCATCTGAAGCTGTACTATATATACTATAAGTATCAACCCACACAGGACATCTCTCATCGCCTGTATTCTCAGCTAGTAAATCAAACTGACTTACTTTACCCACTGGATAAATTACAATATCTCCTTCTACAAAAAATGCTTCTGGTCCTACTCGAAGTACCCTACCTATTGTATACATGGTTTTAACATCATACTCTTTAGGTTCTACTTTATGTAGATGCGTAGGTTTTTTGTGTTTATTTGTCTTTTGTTCCGGTAGATTTAACTTCTGTTTAATCATCTTAGCCGGACCTGGTTGTACCAATATCTTATTATGTACTGGTATAAAGTTCTTTGGACTATATTCCATGTTATAATTTTTTAATTAACTCTAGCATCTTCTCAGATACTGCTTCCTCAACTTCTTCATTGATACCATACTCCTGCATCATGATTGTCATTAGAAGTTGGATTTTACTAATTAAATATTTTTCTTTATTCAACATAACTTATTCGTTTACCATATCAGTTATCTTCCTCAGTCTACGTATACCTAGTAACCTAGACTTTGGATATTTTTTTATACATACCCTATTGTTTTGGTTTCCACCAAGGACATAATAATATGTATCATCTTTATTGATGTAAAATCCTACATGCCCCTTCCATGAGCTTTTCTTCTCACGCCAAAAAATTAATATATCACCCATAGCTGGAAAAGGTGTAGACTCAACAGGATCTATAGAATTAGGTATATAATAATCAATACCTATATCAAGCCAAGATCTAGCATCAAGTTTATTACTTCTCTCACACATCGCCTTCATGGCTACCCAATTAACATAAGCACTGCACCAAGCAGTCTCATCATCGTCTACCCATTGCTGACCTATCTCATCAAAGTATTTAAGTACCTCAGGATTATGATCTTCACCAGCCCATTCCTGAATACCATACTGACTTAATGCGATCTGTATTAATTCTTCGTTAATCATATCTTACCAAAATAAATCATTAATCATTCTATCTCTAGTTAAATATGTTGGTCCAAGCATAGGAACATATACATATTTAACTACCTTTGGTGCAGAATCTTCCTTCTCTTTAGAAATACCATGGAGAGCCTTTTCCTGTTCTCTTTCTTCAGGTTCCATATCGGGTTCTTCCTTCAATTCTGGTTCTTCTTCTTTTTCAGTCTTGTATTCCACAAGTTTCATATCACCTTTTTCAAGATAAGGATCTAAAACACTTTTAGAAAAAGATTTGTGAACAACAGTAGTCTGGTCCACGCCTTCCTTAGATTCACCTTCGCTCAAAGTAATCATATAAATGTCACCTATACTGGATTCAAGTACATGACCTTTAAGTAAACCTAGTTTCTTAATATCTTTCAATAAAGTTACCTTATTCATAAATTTTATTTAAATTAAACATTTAATAATATTATACGGAAAAAATCCATAAAAGGTTACACTACCTTTAGGTGTGAGCCTTCTGATAGTTTAAGTTCCTCTGCTTTACCAGTATCTTTATTAATGACACCCTTAACATCTTCCATCTTAAACTCCGTATACATTTCTTCTAAAACAGTAATAAACATTTCTAACGCCTGTTTCTTAGTATCTTCAATTGTATCTCCTTTGACGTACAAATTAACCCCGTCTTGTACCTCATCTCTATTAACAGGTGTTTCAGAACCATCTTCCTCCATTTTAATTACAGGCCATTCAATAAGGTCCTTAAGTCTCTCAAGTCCCCCCTCAACCTGTACATCTTTCTTACGTACTCTAAACACTCCTAAATATTCAGGGTCACTCATATTAACGGGTTTACCCTTCTCGTCTTTATCAAAACCTTGTATGGCCCAACTAATAAATTCCATTATTCTACTCCTATCATTTTAAGAACTTTCTTAAGTTCTGATTTATTTCTAATACTACCAGCAAATCTAGTATGATGATCTCTTACTGGATTTATGGAACTTCCTTCAACTATCAAACACCAGTTCTCTCTTCCTGCTGGGTGAATTAAAGTGAGAATATCTATACCATCTTCTCTCCCGTTTTTATAAGGAAGTTCATATATATCTCTCTTACCCTCTATTAATTTACCTCCTGTAAGTTTAAACCCTAAACTCTCAATATCCTCCCTATCAAGACACTTGACTCTCAGTCTTTCAAGAGATATTCTCTCTAATCCTACAAAGCTTGTTCTGAACACCATTGGTTCCCATTCACTTTGCTGACCTTCTTTTGTATGGAAATGTTTTTCAAATTCAAACTCAAACCCAACATGAAATTCTTCAATAGAGGGTGTGTAATATTTATCCTTCATCCTTTTCCTCCTTCCAAGCCCAATCACTTTGGATATTATTCCAAACCGTAAAGTGTTTATTAATTTTCTCTTCTAAATCTTTAATGTGTAAATATGTCGCAATTCGATTCCAAATCCCCATTACAACAACTGACACTACTAATAAAATAGTACATGTCTGTATGTAATCCATTATAGCTTCAAAATAAATCTGATCTATTTTAACTAACGTTTCTACTGCTTCTAATATCATATTATATATCATCTAAGGTTGCCCATCTCTCAAACTCTACTTCCCCTTCTAATTTCTCATTAATCATTCTATTAGGGAAGTCAGCCTTGTATATCTCCGTGGGTATGAATCCATCTACTGAATCATCTTTATATGCCCACGCAAACTCTCCATTTTTTAATTTACAAAATACTCTCCTCATTTCTTGCCTTCTTTAAAGCTTCCTCTAACCTATGCCACATTATCATATAAATAGTATTCATTCTAATAAGAAACTCACCTGTTGTTTCTCCTTCTATTGGCTCAAGATTATATTCCTTATAGTCTTCCTTATGTTGAGGTAAAGCTTTCATTATATTACTCTACATCTAATTCCATTTCACCCATTCTATGTACATGATCCTTACCTTTTATTTTATGTATACATACTACATAATAAGAAGTAATTTCTTCATCATCCCTATTTATGATGAGATCATTCTCTTGATCCTCATAATCATCTGGTAAATCAGATCGTTCCAATACATTTAATTTATCCCAAAATTCAGGTTTAAATCCTTTCTTTATATTCTTTAATGTAATCATATTCTAATAATTTAAATATATATCTTTCATTATGACCATCCTTGAATTATTGCTACAGTAAAAAACATTCCAACTGCTCCTATAACAATACCCTGAACTATTAAATCATATTTATCTATTACTGCTATATCTTTTCTAAATAGAGCAGGAGTTCTAACATACATATCATGATATCCTCTATACTCTTTCCAAATTTTTTTAAACTTCTTCATCATACTATCATATACGTAAGGCAAACCAGAATGTTTCAAAAAACATCCAAATAAAAAAAGGGATTACGTTTGTAACCCCTTAATCCGGCCAGGTAATATCCCAACCCAAACATTTATTAACTAAACTATACTACAGGTACACCAAAGCACCTTAGTATAAAACTTATAATTAGTTTATTCATAATTTATATTTTATCTAGCCCACTCACAATTCATACAGTAACCTGAAGTATTCCACTCCTCTAACTTAACTCCACACTCTAAGCAATACTCTACTCGCACCATTCTAAATCTAACATTGTATAATGTTCACATTTATCACAATAAGCTGTAACTGATGGTGTCCCACATATAGGACAATTATTTATTTCAAATTGACTCATATTCTCCCTCTCTTATTATTCACCTTAATTAATAAGAAAAGAAAACCATAGTAAAATACAACTATCCCTATCGCTATACATACTTCCGTTATTAACATTTAGTTACTTCTATGGTGAGTCGAAAAAAAAACGATTAGAGCGCTTCGCGCCTAAGTCGAATCATTTTAGAAATACAATTCAAAATAATTGACATATAATATTAAAGAATTATTTAAATATACGTAATTCATAAAGATAAATTACTACATAATTAATTAATAATTATATTATTTATATACGAATTAATAAAGAAAAGGTTACGTTTAGGTTACGTTTTTAGCGATAATTGCGAGATTTCTCTACTGTGCTAATAGCTTTTCTTATCCTATCGACTCCCACTTCTTTGACTAATCTAATGATTTCTTCAATCTCGTGGCTGTTGTATTCGCATAAAGGGCATTTGTTCTGACTCATAACTTAAATTATATTTGTAAAATTCTTCATCAACTTCTTCTAGGGTTCCACATTCACAGCAGTGTATTATTGAATCCATAGTATTACTTTAATTAATGTATATTATTATCCCCTCAATTTCTTCTCCCTTACTTGTCTCAAGTGTTCCTACGAACTCTGCGGGATTACTGATTCCTTTTTCAACACATTTATTTGCAACTTCTGCTAATCTCCAATACTCTTTATATCCTAAATCTTCTATTAAAGTTAAGAAGGTAATGTCTTCATCTCCATCTTCCTTAGAGTAGTACGTTCTTTTTTCCATACATAGTCTACGTACACCTTATATTATATGTTACACTAAAAATAAAATTTTTTAAAATATTTGTGAGAACGTAAAGTACCATCATTAAGTCCCCCGTACAGCGATTCGGGAGCGATGGTGCCCCCGTCAAACGTTTAACTTAAATTTGGAAACTATGGTAGATCTTAAAGAACTTGGTATTGAAGTCATTGACTCTTCTAAAGCTTTGAAGGGTGTTGGAATCGACGTGGCACAGAACTCTTTCTCTTTAACTGAGGTTTTCCTCTTAAATAAGAGGATGTTGCCTATGGCTAAAGTCGATGGTGAGTATGTGGCACTGAAGAAAGGTAGTGAGCGTGCAGTGATCACAGTGGTAGACTCGGCGAAGCGCGTAAGTAAGCAGTTCTGCTTCTGGTCTCTTGTTGCTGATGTCGCACCACTCAGCAAGGTGCTGTTGCAGGTAGAAGAAAGAAAGGATGGCAAGAAGACTTATCAGAACATCACCGCTATCACTTCAATGTAACCTCAGAGGGCCTTCGGGCTCTCTTTTAGCTTAACTACATAGCTTTAATTGATAATTGCATGAATAGATCTAACCTTAATTGATACCTAATACACACAGCAATGATAGAAGTACATGACATCAAACAGTTAGCTCACATAAGCAATAGCCCTTACAATAACACAGCTATGCGTATTGGTCTAGTAGACATAGATGAACTACGATTCAATGAAGATCCTGTAACTCTCCTCAATGTAATAGTTGTAGAAGTAATAGGTGAATATCCTCAACAACACATCTACTATCAAGGTAGAATGTTCAAACTCTCTCCTAATACAAAGAGTTTCTATACTGAGGATTACAAGTTTGAACCCAAAGATATTGATGATTCAATTGAAGCATAATAAGATACTTAAGGCTAAGCTGGATCCAGGTCTGATGACGATCAGTCCAGCTTAGTTCTTCTGAACAATACTCTGAAATGAAAGTATCCAATTACCTTGGCTATAAATATAAAGATCAGATCTCTATATTAGCCTCAAGACTTACACTACACATAGGTAGTGAGATAAAACTGTACTTCTTTGACTTAGTTCACATACATATGAAGGACGAAGATGAAGAACAAGCTCTTCAAGGGGCTACTCTCTCAAGATATAGTCTACCTTTAGAAACAGCTGAAATATTAGTCAAAGACTTAGACTGTATCTATATCAATAAGAGAGACTACAAAGATAATGATCCAGCATTCATAGTTGCACCAAGACCTGAAATTATTCAAGAATGGTACAATGTAATGCGTGAAGGATCAATATCAATAAGTATGTTATACAAGTTTGGTGAAATGTTCGATAAAGGAACACCTGAAGAACGTGAATCTCATAGAAGAGAATTAGCCAAACTACATCCAATACTAACTCCCTAACAGAGTGAGTAGTAGTTATCATGCAATACAGCATGTAATTAACTAACACCTGTATTATGTAACCATTATAGTACTGAGGAGCCTGAGCATAGCCCTAAAACTGCTCATATGTTTAACCATTTAACCAATAGGAGATAACAACAATGCCAATAACATACGACGTTAAAAGAGCCAGAGAAATAAAAACCTCTGAAGGTTTAATTCAACACTTTACTGAATTCAAAAAGAGTCTTGAACTATACAACTCTGATGAAGTAGCACAACTCTATGCTATCTTCTTTGGTGGACAACTAATGTGGTCAAGGGAAGGTGTAATAGAATTAGCTCAGACAATGAAGGAAAAACGCCTTGAATTTAGAGCTAAGAACCTCTCTGATGAAATAGCTAATTTAATGAATCTTTAACCCATGACTCATAGGTATGATAGAACCAGGAAGATGTACCAATCAGGTAACATCATATACTGTTCCTATTGGATGCAGCATGAGTTAGTCATTGACTTCAATGATGAAACTGATGAAGTAACTGTAGTAAAGTGTGATAATGGTGGCTTCCCAATTGAGGGAGCTAAGCCACGTACTCACACAACTCCACCAACTGATAGAGATAGGTTAATTGGTAATATCTTTACGAGTGTGGTAACAGATTCTGATAAGATAGTAAAAGAGGTATTACTCAAGATGTCACTTAAGATGTCAGGTAAGTGTAATTAAGATATTAGTGATACTGTTTAGGTAATGCTGAACGTCAACAGTGTGAATGGGTATCAAACCCGAAGAATAGAGTTAATTTACTTTATTAATTAAACCTAAACACTTAAACATATGTGGTTACTATACATTATTATGTCAATACTCTTCATTTGGTTGTGCTTGGAGATGAAACACAATCAGGTTACAAGACAAATTAGGAGAGATATCAAACAACTCTCACCTGAAGAGATTGATGAAATCCTTAAAGAAGCTAAGCAAGATGATTACATTAACCTAAATAACTAATATTATGGAAAAGACTACACATAACATTGAGATTCATGATGTAAGATTCATGCACTCTAGTGAAAGAGATTGTAGGAGTCATAGATTCTCTGTTCCTTGGCAAATCACAGAAGACAAGGCTAAGCAACTACAATCAGACTTAGGATATCATCCTAATGGATATGGATTCTATTCCTTTGTAGTATTCGAAACAGGAACCA